ACCGATGGCGCCTCGTTGCGTCCGCCTCCGACGAAAGCCACAGAATCCAGATATACGCAGCAGGAGTACGTTCCGATTCCACCCCGTTGAATCTGGGCTCCTTCGATGCGAGCGAACGGGAAGGATAGGATGTCTCCACCGACGTTGTTGAAGAGCTCAATGGTATGTCGGTTAATCGCATAGACCTCGTTCCGGAACTTCTGAATCGAGATGATGGGGTCCGGATCGGCTTCGGATGTCGCCTTGGCCTGAACGATGGTCGGGTTGACCAAGTTGGTCGTGGCGATGAAGAACCCGTCCGTCAGAAAGAAGTAGCCATCCACCCAGCAGAAGTCCGTGATTGGCCCCATTGACGGGTCAGGCGTGAGGCTTGTGAGCGCAGAGCCGTCCCAGTAGTACAGCGTTCCGCTGGAGAGAATCGCCAGAAGCGTCTCCGAGTAGTCAAGAGTCACCTGACCACTGCCGCCAACGTCCGCGAGCACCACCACGTTCCCCAGCGAGCTCACCGAGACGAGCTTCGTGCCCATCACGCGGTAGAGCACGTTGTTCCACTCAATGCCGCCACGGTCGAGCCCAGGGCCTACCGCGAACTGCTTAATCCCGTCAGCCGGTCTCAGGTAGCCCTCGCTCAAGCCAGATGGCTGAACGACGGGCACCAAGTTGCGCGGGTAGCTGCGGCGAAAGTCGCCGGCCCCGTCCGTGTAGATACCGCTGAGCAGTGGGACTTGCATTACTTCTTCTTGGCGGTCTTGGCAGAAGCCTTAAACGCAGCAGCGGTCGGGGCGCCCTTGGAACCTGGCTTGCGCATACGCTCCTTGCTACCGGCTTCGATGCGTTCGCGTTTGGCGTGGATGTTGGCGTAGAGTCCTTTTTTCATTTGCAGTTCCAGCGTTTGAGTGAAGCAGCTTTACGCGTGGGGCGACCTTTCTCGTCTTTCATGGGCCCAGGCATCCCGCTCATACGCGCACAGAACGACGCCTTGCGGCCCTCGTCTGCCTTCGTCTTGGGGTTGGGTGCTGGAGCCTTCAGATTCGAGCCTGTGGCGCGGTTGTACTTTGCGCGGCCTTTCGCGGTGAGCCCAGCGCCTTGTGACACTGGGAGCTTCTCGCCGCGAGAGACCGAGAGGTTGACTTGTTTCTTAGCCATTGGACTCTTCAGGAGGAGGCAGGAATGAGCCGTCTGGCTGTTGAATCCAGCCGGGACCACAAGGAATCCCGTCTACGTTGACTAGCGTAGTGCCAGCAGGAGGCGTGTACGGACTTGTGCCGTCCCAAATGATGACACCCTGAACAATCTTGGTTAAATCATCAACAATAGCGTATCGCATGATTAGAAGTAAGTTGTAACAATTACGATTCCATCCGCTCCATCACCGCCAGCGCCAGAATTGTTTGTGGAATCAAGTCCTGCTCCGCCGCCACCGCCGGCTGCACCATAAAAACCTCCATTGCCACCGTTCCCACCATTAACGCCAGCAGTGATTGACGAGCCTCCACCTGCCCCTGCGCTACCTGCGATTGCAGTATTAACAAACGAGTTTGAGCCAGTTCCACCGTTTCCTCCGCCAGCCAATCCACCAGTCGCTTGACCTCCAGATGCGAACGTGCCTAAGGCAACTCCACCAACTCCACCATTTGCAGCTGTTGGAGTAGCTGCTGCCAAACCTCCTCCAGATCCGCCACCAGGACAACCAACTGTAGTATTGTTTCCTCCAGCACCTGCTCCAGTTCCTCCAGTTCCTCCATTACCACCTTGAAACATCGCTCTAGCAGAGGCAGATGCTCCCGCTGGCCCCGATGCCGTTGTCACGATTCCAGCTCCGCCTCCGCCCTGCACAATCACCCAACCCCCAAACGATGAATTTGTGCCCGCTGTTCCAGCATTACCATTAGTAGCATTTACAGTAACAGACGCTCCACCTAGTCCTTTTGCTCCTACTGTTACAGTTTCAGTTGCACCAAGTAGAGTTGCACTAAATGTGCGAGCAGAATACGAGCCCCCACCTCCGCCTCCACCTCCAGGTGCAGTACTACCTGCGCCGCCTTTGCGACCAGATGCTCCGCCGCCGCCAGCAGAAATTACAAATACATCAACTGACACAGCCCCTGCTGGCTTCGTCCACGTTCCGCTGGAGGTGAACACCTGCACGTTTGTCGGTGTTGCGCTCCCGCCGGTTGCCGCAATCGTAATCGCCCCATCCCCGTTCGTCACCGTCACGTTCGAGCCTGCCGTTAGCGTAGCCTTGGTGAGGCCACCTGCGGCGTTGCCGATGAGAAGCTGGCCGTTCGTGTAGCTGGTCTTCCCTGTGCCGCCAGACGTCTCAGCCAGCGTTGCGGACAGACCAGCCGCCGTGCCGGTGGTGTTCTGGTTGAGCGTTGGGACGTCAGCAGCTTGGATTGCCGACATAACAACGTCCGATCCGTTCCCGCGAAGGTACTGACCGGAGGTCGTTGCGCCGGCGAGATTATCCATCGCAGCCTGCCGGTTGGCAGACTGCATGAAGGAGTCGATGTCAGAGGATACTGTAATGTCAGGCATATGCTTTAGGGTCTGATGTACCGGTCAACGCCGCCTGGCCGGCGATAGTAGTTCGTTCCGCCACCAGGGCGCAGGTAGAACGACGCAGCGGGAGGCGGCCCTGGAGGGGTCACCGTGGGCCCCGCAGGCGTCTTCGAGCGTCGTCTTGAGAGGTAACGAATCACAGGCCAGCGCCGCAGATGAAGTTAACCGTCGTTCCGGAAGGCGAGATGATTGCAATGACGTTATCGTCCTCGAACTTGCCAAGGGACACTTGGCTGCTCGGCATGACGATGTAGTCAGCGGTCGTTGCGGTAATCGTGCCCTGCCCGATGCGGACGTACACCGGATTGGTTGAACCGGTGTTGGTCACGCAGATGCTGCGGGTGCCAGATTGGATGCTGTACTGGGCGGAGGTTCCAGTTGCTGACTGGGTTTGTCCGCTACCGTAAGAGGGATTGAATGGGAGTGTCATATTAGCCTACGCGATACCATTTTTGGATGACCGGCTCGAACCGGAGTGTGAAGAAGCCGTTTGCCGCGAGAGTCGTCGGAACGCCGCCTCCGACCGCACCGTTCAGGTTCACCGTCAAAGCGGTGATTGTCTGAGTGGTGTTGACAAGAATCTCTTGGTTTGCCACGCAGCCTGAGACCTGCGGGAGTTGGATCGTCAGCGAGGCCACTGTGCTAATGGGGGTAAGCACCAGCCACACGCTGTTGTTCGTGCCGCTGATGGCGACCGTCGAGCCGCTAATCGGCGAGGAGTACTGGATGACCTTGCCATCGTTGACCGTGACGTTCTGCTCAATGAAGTCAGCCACCACCGCTGCGGTGCAGTTGTAGTCGAGCCCGTTCTGGTTGACAGCAAACAACGTCGAGGGGCTGATGCTGTCGACGTTATCGAGATTTTGAATAGCCATGTTAGAGGAAGAGAAGCTGACCGTTGGGTTGTTGCTCGATGGGGCCAAGAGACGGAACCGGCAAGAACGGCCAGTCCACATCCTTGTTGCCAGCGCCAGCCGGCATCTGCGAAGGGTACTGCTGCTGGAGGACGTTGGCGCTCTGCATGAGGAGCGTCTGGTAGCCAGCAATCGCGCCTGTCTTGGTGTCAGGCGAAGGCGCTTTGCCGTACTGCGGGGCGATGCGCATCGCCAGATTCAAGATGATCGCCTCGTTGGCTGTTAACGGCACATTGGTCTGCGTGTCGAGGTCAGCGTTGTCAGGCGAGTTGGTCAAAGGGTAGCCAATCTGGATGGCTTTCGCGTACCACTGCGCCACCATGGCATCAAGCCGGCGCACCGCTGACTGAAGCTCGTCGGGCGTGAGGTCAAACACATAAGACGCCAACCCGAGTTCCTCAAAAGCGGCCTCAACGAACTGGCGTTTAGTGTATCCCATGCGGTTATTTGCGCTTGCGGCGCGGTTTTTCGTCTTCTTCGTCTTCTTCAGCCAGCAAAACCGGCTCTCCAGCAGCCTCAAGAGCAGGCGCAGCCTCGGATTCGGGCTCACTGACCACAATCTTCACTTTCGGCTCGTTCTTGAGCCTTACAGCGGCCTCAACGGCCTTGTTGTAGGTGTCCACAGCCTCTTCAACACTCAAACTCCAGCCCAAAGAGAGGGCTTCATCGAGTTCGTCTTGTGATTCGACGCCGCAGTAGTCGTAGGTGCCATATCGCGCAGGGCTTTTGCCTGGCGAGCGGTACACCATGATGGGGAAATCAGTCATTTTTTCAGTTTGCCGACGGGTTTTCCAGCCGCTTGCTTCGCTTTGCGAGCGCTCGAGAGCGCGATTGCAATCGCTTGCTTCTGCGGCTTACCGGACTTCATCTCCTTACTGATGTTCGAGGAGATTGTCTTCTGTGAATAACCCTTCTTAAGCGGCATAAGTCCTTGGTTTCAGTTAAGTTAAGGGGATGGCCCCGAAGGGCCACCCCCCGTTTGCGGGAACTATACCTGATTGAACAGGATGATACCACTCATTTCGGGCTGCTTGTTAACAACCCCGTAGAACGTGTCCACACGATACTTGGTCGTGAGGGTGTTCTGGTCGAAACGCTTGGTCATAACGAGCTCCAACCCTTGGTCGGTTGAACCGCGCATCACCGCAACGCCAGCGTTGTCGGGGAGCGAGTAGCGGCCAGGGAGGATTTCAATCGCGTCCTTGTGCCAGAAGCAGTTCACAGGAGCTGCTGCCGTGTTGAGGAGCGTGATTGCCGCGTTGGCTGCCGCCGTAATCACCACGCAGTTTTGGTTCTGCGCAGAAGCCGCGTTGGCAACCTGGTTCGAGATGATCGGAGGGCTGATGACAATCGCTTGGCTACCGGCAGCAGGCGCACTCGCCGAGATAACACGGAAGGTCTTAGGCTGACCGGTGTCACCTTTGGTGATGTGATGCACTGCGTTGATGCCAGCGATGGTGAACGCGTCCCCTGCCGCCAAAGCGCCAGCGGAAACTGCCACCGTCAGAGACTGGAAGCGGTTGTCCACGTTGAGCCGCTCGGACGTCGTTGGCGAGGTCGAGATGGCTTTCGGGATGTAGTAGTTCGCTGCCGCGTTGGTCGTGTTGATGGTCGCCGTAGCAGACCCAGCAGACAACCGCACCGCGTAGTCGAGCTTGTAGATGTCGAAGGAGGCTACCATCCCAACGTACGCACGCTCATACGCCTTGTCGGACTTCTGGTTCCCGAAGGAGCGCGAAGCTTTGGCAAGGTCGTTGGCAAGACCGTTGTAGTCCCGCGTGTTGAGCGCGAGGTAGCGGTCGCCGTCCATGATGCCTTGCTCGTTGAAGATGGCCTCGCACTGAGCGACGTCATCAAAGCCGCTCGAAGCGCCAGCCGCCGTCGTGCGCTTAACCACCAGCGTGCCCTGATTGGCCGCGATGTTCAGCACCGACACGTTGATGTCAGAAGCGAGTTTCTGCTTGGCCGAGTTGCCAAGGCGTTGCTCTTGCAGAGCGTCACGAAGCTCTTGAGCGTTGAGCTCGAAAGCGACCGTGCGCGTCTGGTTGATGCTGGCGGGAACCGCGAGCTGGGTGTAGGAGGCGTAGCCGCCAACGCTGGTGATGTCCGTGCCCACACCGGCGTTCGAGAGCGAAGTCGCGATGTAGGGCTGCGGGCGCCAGATGACGTTGTTGGTGCGCTCCATCATCGTCTGATCCGTGTTGTAGATCGAGACGTTGCGGGAGAGGACAAGCGCGTCGTTGAACCCCTCAAGGAGGTTTTCAAACGCTAC